CTCTAATAACCACTCAGAACTTTGACGGCGAACCTATATTCCCAGCGGATTCTTTTAGTCAAGTAATATTCACACAGCCATCTAATACATCCGAGGGTAGTCAGCTTGAAGTTGAGATTAGTGGTTCTACTCTAGATGGAACACCCAGTTTAAAAGTATATATATTTGGGCTTATATTCGGCGGAGCATTTGTTCAAGAGGTACTAAAGTTCGAGGTAAATGAATCTCAAATCACACGAAATTATTTCACGCAGATAGTCTCATTTATGACACAAGATTTTCGGGGTAATCAGAATACAACTATTACTGGTGTTGCTAGTTTAAATTCTGGTGGCCGACTCAGAATTCTAGAGTCTCTACCAATGACTTTGGAAAGAGATGTCATTATGGCAGAGCAAGCGTCTGAGCCTAATATGGACTACGTTAATTTTAAGCCGGCGACCTTATCTAAAACACTAGATATACTACTAGATGAGATAGCGGATACAGAGAGCCTAAATGAGGACGATCTTAAAATAAATGTCACGGCTACAAGAACTAGAGAGCTTCCACCTAATGATAGTACAGGTTTAATCATAGGGCAAAAATTTCAGGCCACAACAAACAACTTGCAAAAAGTATCTATGCTATTGTCAGTGAGCGAAAATACACTAGCTTTACCTGGCGAGGAGTTTGACTGGTCCGGAGATATCGTTGTAGGAATCAGAAAGCTGCAGACAACTACCACATGTCCAACAGATACTGTACCAGGAACCGATATTGAATTTGACCCAGAGCCAGCTCCACTAGCCGAAGTATCATTTGATCAAGGTGAATTAGCCGACTTAGGTATAACCTTGAATGCATCGACACAGATAGTGGACTTTATATTTACACAGTCGTTATTGGCGAACCCTAGCTTAGAGCCAACAGTAGTAGTAGATGACTATTACATAGTTACAGTTAGACGAACTGGTAATGTGAGCACTGGTACACTGGTTCTACAGGAAGCAGCTAACACTGATGCAGAACCTACGGTTACAGATAATATGTTTATGTCTGTCTTTTCCCAAAATAAGTGGACAGATGTTCCAGAAAGTGATATGTGGTTTCAAATATATAGTAATTCTGTAAGGATAACAGATGGAACCGCGTTTGACAATGGACACCAGATTACTTCGCCAAAGACTAAAAAGAATTCTAGCGGGGTAGAAGTGCCATTTATAAACGGATCACACAGCTTAATTGATGTGGCGCAGACTTCAGAGAACTATGTTATAGTGCAGAAGATAGATGAGTTTTCAGTTTCAATTCCTCATCCATCTACGGGCAACCAAGTGTTCTCTAGGGTTGAAGACTCTCCGAGTGTAGCTGTAATTTCAGAAAGTACTTTGACTACACTGATTAGTGCAGGAAATGAAACAATAATTACAGGTGCTGCGCGTGACTCAAATCCAGTGAACAACCCATCAATCAGTGGGGCTACAGATTTCCCTGGACTAGTTAGAGCAAATACATTTACAGTTATACAACCGGCATCAGATATCACGCTAAATAACTTAGTAGGGTCCATTCTGATTCCAAATGTAAATGAACCAGATTTAAAATATAGAATTATCAAAACTGAGATTTTTGACGACGCATATGGTGATATAGATGCAGACGGAATTATTGATCTTAATGATGTAGCTAGAGCGCAAGCACTTGATGGGTATTCTAAAAATCTTCAGTCAGGAACATTGGCTTCGGCGACACAGCGTAATGCGATAGTTAATGGCACGGTTACCATGGAAGAGATCATCCGCTCTGACGTAACCAATAATGGGATCATCAATATATTTGACCCTCAGTCAATTCAGCAGAACATAGCTCTAGGCACGTCGTTTACAGCAGGAAGCACTTTTAAAAGAGCAGTGCTGACAGTAGAGAACTTGGTGAATCCGCTTACAACGACTGCGAATATGATCACTGCAGACGTTACATTTAATGCTGTTCCGTTTACAACCATAGCATTTCAAATAGACTTTGTTGCACTGTGGGAGCCACATAATCTAGTTATAACTGATCTTAGAAGATTCGTTCCTAAGGCATTTACACAACTGGTAACGACAGATATTACTGGAACTACAAAGAATGGCGGAGAGAATGTATCATTTATACCAGGCGACATACTGCTTGGCGGCCAGATATTAGATACAGATGGTGACACGTTTTCTATAGATCTAGAAGTAGGCACAATCATAATAGATTTACCAGAGGGATCAACGCAAGGAGAGGTTGATATATTTAACAACTTCATCAGAAATCAAATGAGATTTTCAGATAACACACTGGTAGCTGGAACCGCGCTAACAAATAACCAGGTTAGAGTGTCAGCAGGAATCAAGTCGTTTGTCAAAGATACTGATGGATATGATTTCCAATCTGTAGATGGCTATGCTGCCATAGAGGAAACCATTTCTGTCCTATACACTCAAGCATCTGGTATTTTGAGAATAAGGGCAGCTAACGTTAGAAATGTTGCAACCAGGTCCGAATTGCGCACAAAGATTGCGCTTACAGTTTATTTGAAAAAGGCGGGATTTCAGAATACAGAGCAGCAAGTTTCTGCCTCTAGGTTGCAAGAATTGCTGACCGCGGTATAGTTTTTAAGCAAAACGGTGTATAATCGTATTAAGGATCTTAAATGAAAACTGGAATCATCTACAAGGCTACTGGCCCAACAGGAAAAGTGTATGTGGGTAAGACTACCTCTAGTATTGACAAGAGGAAGACGCAGCACTGCTCTAACGCCTATAATAGAAACCACTCGGCATATAATACTAAGTTTTATAGAGCCATTAGAAAATATGGGAATAAATGCTTTGTGTGGGAGTTTATTATAAGTGCTCCCGAGTCATCTCTAAATGAAAAAGAAAATAAATTCATATTATTGTATAATAGTTATAAGAGCGGGTATAACTCAACGCTTGGTGGAGAGGGTTGTACGGGACTAGTACACTCGGATCAGACAAAAAAGAAGATAGGAAGATTGAGTAAAATTAGAAATTCTGGGGCCGGCAACCCAAGATTTAACAAGACGGTTTCGAAGGCCACTAGAAAGAAAATATCAGTGGCGAATAGAGGAAGAAAGCAAAGCGCAGAGGCAAAAAGGAAAAAATCTAAATCACTAAGTGGCAGGCGGAAGACACGCAGCAGCAGAGATGCTATAGCGTCGTCAACTGGCCGGCCATTTTTGGTTTTCAGGAATGATAAATTTATAGGACGGTGGGTTAACCAAAGAGGGTGTGCAGAAGATTTAGATGCCAATCGCACTGGAATACGCATGTGTCTTAATAAAAAACGAAAAACGCACAAGGGATTTGTGTTTATATATGAGGCAGAAATAAAATGAATTTAGATGTAAGAACATATACCTGGCTCCAGGGAGGCTTAAGTTGGTCTTATGTAATGACTCGATTGGGACAAGCATTTGATGAGCTTGGGCACAATATGTATTTTTCTTCGACTAACGGCCTGAAAGATAGTGATCCATACTTAACTGAGGAAAGAATGGTTAAGTCGGCATTAGAGCTTCAAAAATTTGGACCAGGAAAAAAAGCTATTGATATAGACATCACTTATACTGTGCCGCAGAACTTTCCTCAAAGATTTCTTAAAAACTCTAAATATAAATGTGCAATATATAATTATGAAGTTACATATTGGCATAATCAGTGGAGAAAATTTTACCACTTGGTCGATTATTATTTCCCAAGTTCTAATTTTTCCGCTGAGGTTTTTTGCATTAATGGGGTCCCACCCGAAAAAGTATTTATGATTCCTCACGGAATAGATACAAAGATGTTCAGCCCCGATATACCAAAGCTAAAATTAAATACGAATAAAAAGTTTAAGTTCGTATCTGTTGTAGCGCCGCACTATAGAAAAAATATAGATATATTATTGGAGACATTTTGTGAGGCATTTACGTCCAAGGACGACGTGTGCCTGGTATTGAAAACAAAAATATATAAGCATAGCGATGGCGCTCATCACCAGCAGAACAATCCAAAGGGCCGCAAGGCATTTGAGATAGTCATCGGAGATATATTTAAGAAGCTATACAAAAAATATGGCAAAGATATTCCAGAGATAATATTGCTAAATGGACATGTCGAGAATGTATCTAGTATATACAATGCATGTGACTGTCACATAACCACTACGGGAGCTGAGGGTTTTGGAATGCCGTTGCTGGAGTCTATGGCATGTGGTCTGTTGAGCATAGCCCCTAACTACAGCGGACACTTGGATTTTATGAACGATGAGAACTCTTTGCTAATAGATGCCAAAATGCGAAAGGCAAAGATGCTTGAACAGTACTGGACATTTAATCCAGATAGTAAGATAAGTACGCCTAACAGAAAGCATACCATAGAAATGATGCGAAAGGCAGTAAGCGAGTACGATGAGCTGATGAGCAAGTTTAGACCGAATATGGAAAAAATAGTAAAAGAGTTTAGCTGGACTAACGCGGCACAAAAAATTATAGATGTAACTGAAGGAAGGATACCACACTATGAGCCAGGAACATACAAATTACCCAGATGAGCTTCTGGATTGGGACTATAATTTGCCGCTTGGGGTATCGCGAGAGATGGCTATGCCGCATGTTATGTCAGCCATATACAAGCAAGATCTGCTATTACGACAGTCGCTAGAGGAGTATAGAGTCTGGGAATCAGCAGAGTGGCCAACAACTAGCTATTTTGTGTGTATGTTTCTTAATCAGTATTGGAGCAAGTAATGGAAAATGGAATTATATACAAGGCTACAAGTCCTTCTGGGAAAGTATACATAGGGCAAACTATCTATACTTTAAAATATAGACGTCGCGCACACATAGGAAATTCTAATAATAAAAAACATAGGTTATATAACTCTAAATTTTATAGAGCAATTAGAAAGTATAAAGATTTAATAGATTGGGAAATAATACAAAGGGCGCCTAGAGATAAACTAAATATAATAGAGCGCAAGGAAGTGGCAAAATATAACTCCTATAGGCTTGGGTATAATTCAGATTTAGGAGGAAATGTAAGATCAAAAGATCAGCTTAAAAAACAAGCGCGTCGCGGAGAGAGGCACCATTTCGCAAAGATAAGCAGAAAGATAGTTGGCGAAATGCGCAGTGTTTATAGTAGAGGAGAACATACATATGCAGATATAGCCGAGATCTTTGGACATGTTATTTCTTCACAAGCTGTAGGAAAGATTGTTAGAAATGAGCGATGGGAAACATCCGACAATGTGGTTAAAAAGAATGAGTATTCTGGTGTAGGTGAGAGGAACTCACATGCTAAGCTAAATAGGGAGGATGTTATTTGTATAAGAAATAAGTATTCCTTGGGAAACTATACTCATAGAGAATTAGCTGAGGAGTATGGGGTTAAAGAGCCAGCTATATATAAGATAATAAATAAACTTACTTGGAAAAATATATGAATACCTCAATTGTAATACCAGCTTTGATCAGCAAGCAGCCTATTTTCGCCATGACAAAAAAGCTACTGGACGATATTTTTTATAAAACTAGAGGTATCGCTGGCGCAGAAGTTATATTAGTTGATGACGGATCTAATGTTAAATATATTGACTTTTTGCAAAAGTTTAATAAAGATCTTATTATTGTTAGAAATCCTAAAAATGTAGGTTTTGCCATGTCCGTTAATGCTGGGATCAGAAAGTCATCGGGCGACAAAATATTGATACTTAATAATGATGTTATAATTAAAGACGGAGGGTGGCTAAACAATATGATCAGAGGGATGGATACATTGGGATACGACATTGCTGCTCCAAAACAATCCATTTTGGATGAAACCTATGAATATATTCCAGATGCCAAGAGAAAAAATTATGTAGAGGAAAAGTGCTTTTCTTATTTAGTAGGATGGTGCCTATTGGTTAAACGAAAAGTTTTTAAAGAGGCTGGCATGTTTCCTACAAATTTTGGTATAGGGTTTTGGGAAGATACGGCTTGGTCATACGTAATTCGAAATAACTTTTCGCATTTTAAATCAGGTGTCATATCAGGTATAAATAATGAGCAGTTACAGCATTTAGAGCATCAAACATTTAAGGCAGAGAACATAAGTGTAAATCAACAATATAGCAAAAATAGAGAAATATTTTTGCAGTATATTAAGGGAAGAGTTCAATTAGACTTACCTCTTTTATAATAAGAAAGGAAAAATAATGTTACCGAAATTTAGAATAGACAGAGTATGGGGTAGCGAAGACATAGACGTATTTTTTGAGGATAATATAACCCCGGCACTATATGACCGAGTCAAGTCAGAGTTAAGAGGCAAGATAAGAAAATTATCAAGAGATGAAAGAACCATATATCATTTAGAACGAGTGGTGAACGGGGTCTTTTCAACAATAGCCGTAAAGGGAAACCTGGGCAAAAGAAAGGATGGCTGGACGCTTATTGAGGTAATAAAGGATGGCAATTGATATTATAACTACCACGTATCGTAATGCAGAAAAGCTTAAGGTTTGCTTAGAGTCTGTGGTTGAGAAAACAAAATTCGTAGATTACAAGTGGTACGTTTGGGCCAATGATCCCACCGACGAGATCAAAAAAGTTATTCATGATGCTATGTTTATAGATGACATTATGTTTAATGACCACATAGAGCCGATATATAACGATACCAATGATGGATCATTTTCGTCTAACAATAACGAGGCCGCTGCCGAAGGTGACTCTGAGTACATATTGTTTATGAATGACGATATAGAGCCTGTAAACGAATCATGGTTGGTTAATATGCAGACTATCTTGGACACAGACCCCAAGGTCGGAGCTGTCGGAGCTATGCTTATGTATCCCAACAAGCTAGTACAGCATATAGGCGTTATGTTTGATGAAAGAACTAACGGATTGCCATACCATATTTTTTACAAAAAGCCTGTGACAGAGTTTGCCGCGCACGATAGATATTACCAATCAGTAACAGCAGCGTGCATGTTGGTAAGGAGAGAGGACTTCGAAAAAGTTGGACAACTCGACACCAGATATAATTATGGATATGAAGATGTTGATTTATGTCTGAAGCTCAAGCATCAATTGGGCCTAAGCTCTGTGTATTGCTCCGGGGCACAACTAATACATCACGAGGGCATCAGTGGATCATTTAAAAACCACCCCCACCTTAAGGACAACATGAAGATATTTAGAGAGCTGTGGAAAGATAAGATTTACAACGACCACCAGTTCTATCTTTCGGATTCAAACTTCATGGCATATAAGAGAAAGCAACCCAAAATAGAAGAGGAATAATATAATGTCGGCTCCCACAGTTATAGGTGGCAATGGCTATAGATGGCGCGGACGTGCCATAAGAACCATAAGAAAGAATAATTCTACATGCGTAACCATGCCGAGGAAAGATTCTGTTATTATGATTCCATGCGCTTTACGAGCTGGAACCCAATACAAAGTAACTATATCTGCCTCTAAGAATAGTGGCAACGGCGCGCTACTGGTTAATTTCTTCGGAGGTAAGAACTACGACGGAGATCACATATCGCTATTTGTAACCGGAGCTGAAATGCGCGATTACACAATAGCAGTTACGGTTCCGAAATTTCCCTCAAACCTACCAATGTATCTGCGCGTTTGGAAGCCAAACGACTCAACGGGCAACGTATTTGTTAGGACCATTCAATATAAGATTATTGGAAAGGCGGCTAATATACCAAGAGAGCCCAAGCTGCCAACTATACCAAATACCAAGCATAAGATAAAGCATGCAGCTAGGATTAAAAATAAGAAACTCAGGCGAGCAGTTGTTAAGAAACCGGCGCCGCCAAAGGAAGATAAGACGATGAAGTTTAAACCATATGTTAGATATGGCACATCAATGGTAGACAGGGTGCTTATTCGCAAGCCAGAGGATGCTCCTAAAGTAAGTATAATAACACCCACTCGCGATGGCGTAGAGAACCTAAAGAAGTGCTATGTGGCACTAAACGAAAACACTAGCTACCCCAACTGGGAGTGGATTATAGGCGACAGTGCATCGACAGACGGTACAGCAGAATACGTTAAAGGGTTAAAGGATCCTAGGATCAAGTTGGTTGAAAGAGGAACGACAGACGGATCATTCTCATCTATAAACAATGAGCTTACTAAGTTCGGATCAGGCGATTACCTTTTGTTTTTGAATGATGACACTAGGCCACAGCCATTTTGGTTATATGAAATGATGGCCAAAATACATCGTCATCAGGAGATAGGCATTGTTGGTGCTAAGTTAATGTATGGCGAGAATAGAATACAACATGCAGGGATTGCATTTATTCCACAAGGCCCAGCTAACTTAGGAAAAGCAGTGCTATCGTCATTTCCCAAGGGATTTGCCAACCAGGATAGATTCCTACAAGCTGTAACTGGGGCATGCCTACTTATTCGTGAAAAAGATTTTCGAGCGGTTAAGGGTTTCGACCCGATATACTATTTCTGCTACGAGGATGTAGATCTATGCTTAAAAATAAAGCACGATTTGAACAAGAAGGTATTGTACGCATCCAATGCTATTGTGTATCACGCAGAGAGTGTAACCCAGCGCAAACATAAGACGGCAGGCGCAGCCCAACAAGAGGGCATAAAGGTTTTTAAAGAGCGTTGGATGAAGAAAGTTAAGAAAGATTTTGGTGTACTTCAGAGAAACTCCGGCGCCGGTGTTCATAAAGTTGATGTGTCATTCGTAACGTGCGTAAATAATATGACGCAATATCGAAACTATGTACTGGGATCGCTGTTTAAAAATAGTACAAAGAAGAACTACGAAGTAGTTCCGGTTATGAACTTTGGGAATCCTCACTCAGCAGCGGCAGCGCTAAACCTTGGCCTTGATAGGGCGAAGGCAGAGATAGTTGTATTCTGCCACCAAGATGTTTTGTTTTACGAGAACTGGGTGGATATGATGTTTGAACGCATTAAAGAGATTGAGCAATTACCGAATAAGAAAAAATGGGGCGTCATCGGCACTGCGGGCATAAGCAAGCGAGATGATACAATTGGCGTTGTTCATAATATGAAAGGAAAGATACAGTGGCAATCAAGTCGCCGTGCTCGTGTCTATCCAATACAGACTGTAGATGAGCACTGTATGATAATTAGAAAGAGCAGTAAGCTAAGGTTCGATGCAAAAGTATTTAATGGGTTCCATTTCTATGGGCCAGATATATGCTTAAGCGCACTGGACCGAGGGATGAGAAATTATGGAATACTGTGTCCATTGGTCCATGACTCTAAGTCAGGCAGCTTGGTCTCAGGCAAGAGAGAGTTTATGCGACTATTAAACGCGTTGGCTAAAAAGTGGAGAGCAAAGTTTTCACACATACGCACGCCAACTTCGGTTGTTAGGAAACGATCGGTTAGAACATTTGTGAGGTTTAAAACAAAATGAGAAGATTTATGTTAATAAATGACGAACACAGAGAGGGCCTGTGCTCAGAGATATTTGAGATTTCTAAAAAGCACTATAAGCTTAGGCAGGTTAAGAAAGAGTGGACTGCACTACTAGAGTATATATCAAAACACGATATTAGGCACGCCCTAGAGGTTGGTGCAGGTTTTGGCGGCAGTGCATATTCCCTTTCATTTCTTACAGATACGTTGATAAGCATTGACTCGTCTGCTCCACGATTTAATATATATGGGATCACATGTAACTATCACTACTTTACAGGCGATAGCGCATTGCCATCAGCAGAGAAAGAGGTGGAGAAAACGTTAGGCGGGCAACCACTTGACTTGTTGTTTATAGACGGAGATCATACATATGAAGGTGTAAAAAGAGATTTCAATAAGTTTCACAAATTTCTAGACAATAACTCTATTGTGGTATTTCACGACATTGCGGACACACAGTATCACCGCGACCGAGATTGCGATGTGTACAGATTCTGGAATGAGATAAAGGAAGATTACAAGTGGGCAGAATTAATTAGTGATGGAGAATGGGGCGGCATCGGGATACTTAGGATTGATCCCAGTAAGAATAAAACATGGGAGACGTCAGAATGAGTAAATTGATGCCAAAGCTAAAAACTAAAAAATTTGGCATAATATATAAAGCTATCTCTCCATCTGGAAAGGTATATATTGGACAAACTATACAGAATCTATCTGCGAGAAAATACTATCATTATAGAGTAGCTAATTATAATGGCCGCCATTTGTATAATTTAAAAATATACCGAGCTATAAGGAAATATGGTAAACAAATTATATGGAGTGTAGAGCATGATAATATCCCAGTAAATAAATTAGATGAAGTAGAAATAAATACTATAAAAAAGTATGACTCATATAATAATGGGTATAATGGAACACTAGGCGGATATGGCAGGGCTGGCAATCCATTAAGTGAGGAGTCTAGAAAAAAATTATCTCTCAAGTATTGTGGGTCTGGAAATCCTTTTTATAACAAAAAGCATTCTGAAGAGACAAGAAATAAAATGTCTAAATCTAGTAAGGGCCAAAAGGCTTGGAATAAAGGTATCAAGCATAATACCATCAGTAAGAAAAAAATGTCCGTGGCTCAAAAAAATATAGCAGAGCAAAAGGGAAAGTTGACCTGGAGGCAAGTTAGAGCGATACGCAAAAAATATAATTCTGGTAAATACACATACTCTGAACTTGCGAACGAATATAGTATTACCAAGAGTAATGTCGGACATATTATTAGAAAAAGGATATGGGTTGAAGATGACTAAAATTATGAGTATTGTATTATTATCGTGGAACAGACAGCATTACACCAAGCAAACGCTTGAGGGTATAGTTAAGAACACAACAATTCCGCATGAGCTAATATTTGTGGATAATGGTTCGGTTGATGGAACTCGCGAATATCTAAAAAGCATGGAGAAAAAAACCAATGCCGAAAAAGTTACTTATGTGTTTAATGATAAGAACCTCGGCGTCGCTGGCGGCAGGAATTCTGGGTTGGTTCATGCTAAGGGCGATTATCTTGTAACCATAGATGACGATGTTTTGGTTCCAGACAAGTGGGACGTACATATGGCTAGAGCGTGTAATAAGATACCACAGCTAGGTATTACTGGCGTAAACGTGGAGCCGTTTAAGTTCCAAGCTAGAGAAATTAATGGAGTTAAGGTAAGACCCAAGAGCGGCAACCTGGGCGGAGCTTGTCTTTGTTTGCCACGAAGAGTTTTCAAACGCGTAGGATACTACAATACATTTGGGCAGTACGGACATGAAGATGCTATGATGTACTACAGGTTAAAACACCTAGGCCTCATTAGCGCGTACATAGTTCCGAAGGGCGTTCACTTGGACATTGATGCCGATAAACAATACAGGTTAGCCAAGAATAAAGCGCATGTGAGAAAATCTCCTCATCTTATGGCACTGGCACAAGCTAGGGCACAATTGACAAAGACTGGAGATGTATATGTTCCATATATTGAATACGATCCAGATAAAGATCCGCCTAGCTTGGTAAAATTTAGCACAGAACTAATTATGGATGGAAGAGTATAGCTGCTATAATGGACAATGTATCAGACTATATAAGATTGCTTGAAAGCAGATACGAGGGTAGCATTATTATATTTTATGACCCAATGCTTATATATATGAAGATACCAAGGACAGGTGGAACATCAGCTCTAAGCGTCATAAAAAGAAATGCAAAGATTTTAAAAGGAGATAGTAGAAAGAGAGTGATAGCCTCATTAACAGATGAGAGCCTAGCAGATTATTTTATATTTTCATTTGTTAGGAACCCGTGGGACAGAGTAATATCTGTGTCTAAGTATTTTCATTTTAAGCCAAAGCACATAGTGGCTGGGAAAATAAGGAATGCTGAAATAAAGAAAAAGGCAGACTTTCACTCTGTGCCGTGCTCAGAGTTTACACATGTTGATGGAAAATTATTTGTAGACTTTGTTGGCAGATTTGAGCGCTTGCAGGAAGATTTCGATATACTGTGTGGCATAATAGGAATTAAAAAAACGAGCTTACCAGTGTTATCAAAATCTAGGTTTAAGGGAGAATATAGATCTCATTATGGCGATAAATTACAATATGCGGTGCGACAGAAGTACAAAGACGACATTAGAAATTTTGAGTATAAATTTTAATTTATTACGCGCAATAACCGAATGGTACGGTGAAAATGAAACTGATTAGGACTGCGTGGGGCAGATGGCAAATTATTACATTTAGCGCATTGTACGCTGTTCTAGAATCAGTGGATGAGCCTAAGCCCCCAGACAAGGTTCTTACCCCGGCTGGTGTAGCGGCTCTAGTTTCAATAGTTACACTTATATTTACAGTGGCTGTTCCGGTGGCGCTTGCCAGCAGAATATTTAATACTAGGGATATTGACCTTACCGACTTAATTCCCAATAGCATAGACGAATGGATGGATAAATATGGCACTAGCGTATATAACATGACCTATTATGAGAAATATGTATTCTATAAGTATTTCTTGAAGACAGCAAGGTGGTTAAATAAAAAAGAGTTTACTTCATACAAACACGGCTTGCTTGATTCAGTAGATGGGCAAAAAACAGAGTCGTATAGAAATCATATGATTTCAAAAGTACTGGGACTATAGGAGCCCGACGAATGACAAAAATAGTATTAGTTTCATTAGTTCACAATAGAAAGAGGCTCGTCGCCTTAGCATTGCAGTCGGCGGTTAACCAAACTCTATCAAAAGATAAGTGGATACATTTAGTGGTGGACAATGCCTCAACAGATGGCGCCGACAAAGTATGTGAGGTTTTTGAAAGAAAGTATCCGCATATTAAGTTTGCCAAAATGGATACTAACCTGGGGCAACAAAAAGCATTTAATTATGTGTTAGACGAATGGCTACCAGCTAATGTGCCTGAGGCAGAGATTATGGCAAATCTCGATAGCGACGACGAATTGATGCCAGATGCTTTGGCAGAGGTGGAAAAAATGTTTGACTCTCACCCAGAGATAGGACAGACCTATTCTGGGTTTCATATAATCAGCGGCGCCGGTAAAATAAAACACAAAAATCACGCAAAGGCCAAGAAGGTTCCAAATCAATTTACGCCAGAAGGACAGATGACGTTACGAAAAATGTTTGTAAAGGCAAATCCAATAGGGCATATGAGAGCCTTTCGTATCAAGTGTCTTAGAGAAATCGGGGGATTTAATACGAAATATCAGTACTCAACCGACTATAACGCGGCCGGCAGAATGCTAGAGAAATTCCCAGTGGTAAAGATAGATAGAGTTTTGTACAAGTGGAGGCAACATTCAGAGCAAGTGGAACGTCAGCATAGCCCACAACAAACTAAGGACTGGCATAACATGCAGGCCGAGTTTAGAAAGCGGTGGAAAGAGATAGGACTAATCTAATTACCAAGGAGGCGCATCATGAATCATTGGGAGAATGGGTACCCGCACAAAAAATAGGTTGACGCTGTGAGATGGCGAAGTAAAATGATAGCAAATATAGTTGCTAGGAATAAACATATAAAGTCAGTGTTAGAGTTGGGGTGCAGTGTTGGAGGGGTACTAAGAGAGATACAGCTGGTTAGACCAGATATAAAATTATCTGGTATAGATGTATCATCTAATGCAATAGGAATAGGTCTGAAAAAGAATAAAGATATAGATATGCGTGTGCACGATATTAACAAGATTGGCGGATTGTTCGCACCGAATAGTTTTGACCTAGTAATTACCTCTGGCGTCATGATATATTTAAACCCTAGAAAGTCCGCAGGGGTGATAAAAAATATTGCCTCAATTGCAAAACATAATGTAATTAGTATAGAGCTAAACTCTAGAAAGAGAAGGGAGCACATCCACCAGGAGCATAAAGGCTGTAAAATGTTTTCGTGCGACTATGTTAACAGATATTTAAAAGCCGGCGGCAAATCATCATACATACTGGACCTGAGGACAATGATGCGATCAAACAAAAATATAGGCGAGGCCCGGCATTTAATATGGGCAAACTTTTCTAATAAAGATTTGATAGTAGAATTTCCCACAGATTTTGAAACATACGAGAAGTAATGCTATCTATAATTGTACTAAATTACAACAGATTACAGTACACTAAACAGACTGTACAGTATCTTATAGATAGGACCACAGTAGAGCACGAGTTTATTTTCGTAGACAACGGATCTACAGATGGAACCAGGGAATACCTGATAGGCTTAGAGAGTAGCACCAATGCCAAAAAAGTTACTTATGTATTTAACCCGCGAAACTATGGTGTGGCTGGTGGAAGAAATAGTGGGCTAAAAGTTGCGACGGGTGACTATCTGATGACTATAGATGATGATATTCTGGTTCCGGCAAATTACGATCAAATGATGATACGCGCGCTGGGGTTGGTTGATAATCTAGGCTCTGTCGGAATTAATGTAGAGGGCCGTGATTATCCCATCGCAAAAATAAACGGCGCGGAGATAAAAATCAAGGCAGGCAACATAGGCGGCGGGTGCATTTGTATTTCCAGAAGCACATTCGAAAAGGTGGGATATTTTTCACCAGATTTTGTATACGGCGGAGAAGATTGTGACCTATATAATAAGTTACAACTATCTGGGTTGCGAAATGGATACATAGCTGTAAAAGGAAAGCATATCGATAAAAGAGATAACAAGGCGTACGAGGGGCTAAAAAGAAAGGCGCATAAAGCTGGATCTATAGAGAGTTCTCAGACACGAGTAAATAGATATAGGTATAAGAAGTTTAAAAAAATATATACACCATATAAGGAGCCAAATATAGATACGGCAAAATTTGATTCAGCTATTAAAAAACCAAAATAACGGGGCTAAAATGCTATCTATAATTGTACTTAACTATAATAGACTAAAATATACAAAGAAAACTATACAAAATCTTATAGATAAGACTACGGTAGAGCACGAATTTATTTTTGTAGATAACGGATCGATCGACGGCACACGCGAGTATCTGAAAAGGCTTGAGGAAAAAAATCTAACCAATGCCAAGAAAGTTACCTGTGTGTTCAACCCGAGCAATTACGGAGTTGCTGGCGGAAGGAATAGTGGGCTAAGAGTAGCGACGGGAGACTATCTTATGACTATAGATGATGATATTATAGTTCCAGACAAGTACGACAAACTGCTTATAGAGGCATGCGATAAGATACCAAAGCTAGGGCTTGTTGGCGTATGTGTTGAGCCCAACAAGCCAAAATATGTATATCCTGTTTCGGTCAGAGATGGCGTAAAGGTCAGGAGAAAAGATGGCAATCTGGGTGGAGGATGCTTATGCATGCCGCGCAGAGCGTTTGATAGAGTAGGATACTTCTCTCCGGATTTTGCATACGGTGGAGAAGACTGCGACATGCATATTAGGATGACGCAGATAAAACTCATTAGCGTGTATATAGTTCCATATGGGAAGCACATAGACAAAAGAGAAAACAAAGCATACGAGAGTTTAAAAAAGCACGCTCATAATAAAAAGTCGGCATCCTATAAAAAGATTGGCGATAATTCCGGAAAGTATCGCAAAACCAAAAACGTATATATACCTTATAGGGAGCCAGATATATACACCGATCATTACGATGCTGTGATCAAGGGAAAGAAATGAGAGAGATGACAGATAAGACGGTTAGGCATTTGTATTATTGCTATTTGGGCAAAACAGTGACCTACAGATCAATGAGCATAGTGTTTTTTGTTAAAAATAATGGCCCAGGATTTTTCAGAAAGTATAGCTTGGCGAAAGACAGTGTATCAAGGTTTATAGATAAGCTTTACGATAAGGGTTTACTGTAAGATGATAATCCCAGAAGATAGTATTGACCACTGTGTTTATAGGCTATATAAAATTATGCTTAAGGGAAATGGCAGGCTGAAACAACAGGGTAGATTTATTCACGCACACTATCGAGACCCTAACCGAGCCAACGAACTATTTAATATGTTTAGATATGATTACGATGGAGCAATTAGAGTTATTTATGGATAAGGGAGTTAGTATGAAATTCAAGGTAAGCAAAGGTATCAAGAGTGTATATGGCTGGGTCTTAGGCGCGGGCAAGCCGATTAAAGCCGATGTATATGAAAAAGAAGTTCACGGGTACCACATAAAAGGATATCATATAAGTGCGTGCTATAGCACTAGCGGAAGTTGGGTTAATGATACAGAGGAAAAGTGGCGCCACATAACTACTCTGGCGCCGAGGATATAAGATGGCAACTATATGTTTTAATCACAGAGGAAGTACAGGCGGAGGTGGTCCAGTAACCTTTATATACAAAGCCGCTAGGGAGATGGGCACGCGTGGACATAAGATCACCTACGACAAGCCACAAAACGCAGATGCAGCAATATGCATTATAGAGACTGGTAAGTTTAGGCGGTATTGCAAAAACGCGAATACAAAGCTACTACTGCGCATAGATGGAATTTACAATGCAGAATACAACAAGATATTCAATAGAAAAATACGACCAGATATGGCCGCGTTACATGCTAAGCTAACCAGCGACATACCAAATGTTCATCATGTAGTGTATCAGTCTAATTGGTCGAAAGAGCGCATTGATGATGAGATAGTCAAGCGCCCCGATAACAAGTGGTCGGTAATACATAATGGCGTGGACACTAAACTGTTTAAGCCAATTCAACGTAGCCCCGACGGTTTCATTAATCTAATGCATCTGGGTAAAATGCGCGACGCTTATTTGATGGAGTCATTGGTAGGCGTATATGATATACTTAAGAAGAGAGGCCATAAAGTCGCGCTTTTATTAGCCGGCACTATGGATGGCCACTGCGCCCGGGTACTTAGCCCATACAGCGGAGACAAAAACGTTAGATACATGGGATCAAAACCAAACACTGCTATAACCAAACTATACGCACACGGGGATATTTTCATTGGACCGCGTCAGGGCTCAAGCTCGGACAATGTTATAGCCGAAGCACAAGCATGTGGGCTACCCGTTGTAATTCCATCGTGGGGCGGAAACGTAGATATGGTTAAAGACAAAGATACTGGCATAATAGTTCCCACGGGACATTGGGATTATGGAAAAGATTATATAGAAAAATTAGCAAACGGTGTAGAATATATAATAAAGGATATTCCCGGCTACACCAAGAGAGCCCGAACACACGCTGTTCAAAATCTTTCCGTTGAGAAAATGGTAGATGGCTATCTGAAAGCACTGGGAATGTAAGGAAAAATTATGAGTCTATTATCAAATATCACTAGTAGTGTCAGTGGAAGCGGGATGTATGCTAAGGAAATGGCCTATGGTGTTACTGGAATTCCGGCACTGTTCTATAGGTTGAATTTTAGTAACCATAGAGAACATGCCTTAAATGTGGCGTCTGAGGAAGATCTTGAGATCGTATTAAAATATATAGATGACCCTAGGACTAGAATATCTATATATAGAAAACTTAAAGACAGGATATTTAGAGGAAAGCATTATAACTCTAAGCTTTTAAATGAGGTTGTGAGCCTTGTTGATTTTGCTCATACCATGCTTAGATACGGCAAACTTTATAGAAAAGAGCGTAGAGAGGCAAAGAGATTATAAATGCCAGGATTTATTGTTGAGTTATATTTATTTGTTTTAGAGAATAATTCAGATGCGCTTTATAGATTTTGTAATAGAAAATCTGCCAGAAGGTTCATGAGGAAATACACTGGGAAAAATAAGAATCTTTCTCTACAGTGTGTAGCGAGATACCCAGAT